TTCCCCCCTTTTTCCATTTGCACAAAAAAACTCCTCACAAACGCCCCTCACAAACGCCCCTCCTCCCTCATGGCTCTCTCGAAGGTGAGGTGCTTGTACGCTTGATTGCCGCGCACCCGCCGCCCCGTGTTAACCTTGCACCACTCCCTGCACTGCGATACTGTTTTTTCCTGTCGAGGGTGCACTGCTTGCCTGCCCTCACGTGCGCTTGACCGAGCCCGTGAGCGCCTCTTTGGCCTCGTGACGTTTTGACACTCGTGAACCTTCGTGAGTGTCGATTCCCAATCAAACACCCGCCAGCTGCTCTCCTCACTCTCGCCGTCCGCCCTCCTTCCCTCACACGAACGCCATCTCCCACCCTCCTCCCGTCTCACACAGCTCTGTGTCGACAGCATGTCGGTCGCCGTGGCTTCGTATGCAGAAGACGATTCCTTTCTCTTGGCTGAAGCGGAGTGAGTCGTGTTTCTCGTGCTCTCACCTCTCATCTCCTTCTCCTTCCTCTGCCATACACCCTCACCACCAGGTGGGCGATGGGCTTCGCTCTTGGCTTGGGACGTGCCCCGACGCCGCTCGGTTTGCCTCGCTAGTTGCGGAGCATGTGCACGGCGAGCTTATGTCGGCTTGCGCCGAGTGCGGGGATCCGTGCAAGAACAAGGACCTGCGTGTTGACGATGCGTATTTCCAGAGCGGTGAGCTAATCTGCGAGGGTTGTTACACCTTCCACAACGGCGGCACGCCAGCGTGTCCCGACTATCACGCCGAGTGGCCAGCAGCCAGTGGGGTGGCCACACTCTACGACGGAGAGATTTGGGACGGAGACAAGCAGGTGGGCGTTGTTTCGCGGTACAACCCACTTCTGCACTTTGGCGAGCGTGTTGAGCTTTTCACTTTTCCAGAGTGTGCGGAAGGGGGTACTCTAGAAGAGAGCCACGAGGTTCGCAATCTGAGGGCATGCACAATGCCATACGCGCGTGCAGGGCGGGACGCTATTCTGGCCTTGCTCAACGAATAAAAGAGGTCATAACCATGCGTCTTCAAGTGGTATCTGACCTGCACTACGAGATGAGGTACACGCGTGTGGATCCTATTGGTGACGTGCTTGTGATAGCTGGAGACCTGGCGCATGCGTCGCAAGTGACGTCGTACCTGACAGCAAGTGCGCAGCTGTGGAAGCACGTCGTGTATGTGCCAGGGAACCACGAGTACTATGGTTTGTCTGTAGAAGCGGGCAACGCGCTGCTCAAGCGCGTTCTTCCGCCGAATGTGCATGTTTTGATCAACGAGAGTGTGACGATAGAGGGCCAGCGTTTTGTGGGAAGCACGCTGTGGTCGCAGCCTGTGAAGCTGTGGAGCGACGGGCGGCACATTGAGGGGTGCACGCGCGAGGCGATGTGTGGGTGGAACGCCGAGTGTCGTGAGTACCTTGCCGGTGAGGTGCGTGCTGGCGACGTTGTCGTGACGCACTTCATGCCGGTGATGCTTGAGGACCTCCTCGAAGCTGGGCACGTTTCGCCTTACACGCCCGATCCAGTCTTTGACGTTTACTTTGGCAATGGTGGGATCGACCTTTCTCTGGCGAAGCTGTGGGTGTTTGGGCACACGCACAACGCGATAGACATTTGCGTGCGGGGCACTCGTCTTGTGTGCAATCCGGTGGGGTATCCTGGCGAGATGCTCTACCTTGACAAGGTTGTGACGCTATAAGAGGTGTGCGTGCGATGCCGTGCTATGTGTGTGGCTTGAACACAGGCGATGGCTTGGACGCTGTGATGGCCGGCTCGTGGTGCTTGCCCTGTTTGAAGAGCACGCGGACTACGATGCCCGGGAAAAGCTGCTCGCCGTATTTCCGTGGATCGCCGATCGATCCGACATGGGGGCCCTGCATGTAAGGTACCGGGGCTACCCCGCAACACTCAAGGCGCTTCGCTGCATGTCGGCCAAACAATCAATTAACATTGCATTTCGGAGCTTTGGTCACCGCACCCCGGGGTTGCCCATGTTAGCGTGGCCCGCGCTCAGCGTTTCGCACGGGCCTGTCTATCGGACTGGTGACATTTGGGTGTTGTCGATCGTCTTTGGGACCAACGTTCAGTGGATCGAGGTTGTCATCGGAGATTACGTGTTGCCAGGATCCCGCGTTTACTACCGCCAGCCCAAGGACGGGCGGGGCAACCCCCGGATATGTCGGTACGACGCCCCACAGCTGATCCACAACCACGCCGGGTGCCCCATGGTCATGATCAACATGTCAGATTGACGTGCAATCACGGTGGCACCATCCATCGGTCCTTAAGCCACTACGGATACCTCGACATCCCCACTCGGTCGAAACTCCAACTCGTAAACAGAATAACGGTCCCGCAAAACTATCCGTACAACAAGACCGATACCGACCCGCTTGTGATTCACAACGGGGGGGGGGGCCACCCTCACAAGCATGATCCCGCCCTGAATTAAAGAGTCATACGCATTAGATTTATTTGTTGACCACCACCAGCCTCTCGACTGGGTCGATGGTTTGAGTGAGCTCGGCGAGTCGCTGGGCCCCCATCTCATTGATGGTGCGGCGACCTGTTTGGGAGCACACGTGGCCGACTGACGGAATCTCGAGCCGCCCGATCATCCGGACCATGTCCTCTGCAAACTTTTGCACCGTCGGCTTTTTCTTCTTGGCGCGAGTGGTTTTGGCGCAGATCGAGGTCGAGGTGGTTGACATTTGGTCCCACATCTTGACCTGGAGCGGACCCTCCCCGGGCTGTCGCGGCGAAAACTCGTTGGCGGCCACGCTCGGCGACGGCCCCGACACGACCGTGGATTGACCCTCGTAGACGGACCCCTCTTCGACCTCGGTCATAGAGACTGACCCCTCTTCCACCTCAGCCTCAGCGGCCAACCCTTCTTCCACTGCGGCCGTAGTGACGGGCTCAACCTCAACCTCGGTCTTCCCGGTGGCGGCCATGTGCGCCGAAATAACGGGCTCAGTCCGCCCCTTGCACGTTTCATACTGGTCGGTGACCAGGTCCATCTTGTCCTTGACCAACTGTTGGCGGGCCTTGATCCGATCGAGCTCTTTGACCGCATTTTCAACCTTGCGGCTGGCTTTGCGGGGCATCGCCGCACTCCCCGCCAGCTTGGACACAATCTTAGGGGCGCTGGTCTGCGACAGGCACTCGGCCTTGATGTTGTCGGAAAAGGCCAGCGCGGTGGCCTCGGCGACCGACCCAGCCACCCCCTTGGCGAGATACTCGGTTATTTGGTCCTCGGTGATGGCCTCGGTTGCGGCGGCGATCTTGGCGTCGGTCAGCGCCCGCGACGACGTGGTGACGTGGATCTTGACGATCTTTCCGCTCTCGAGGTGCATCGCCTTGAGCGGGACCGGGATCGCCGACAGCTCCTGCATGATGACGGCGTTGGCGGCCTCGCGGTCCGCCTTGATCGTTCGGCGGTCCTCGGTGCACTGCGATTTGCACTGCGAGAATGTGGCGGTGGCGTCGCACAGCTCGGACTTGGCCCGGGCGATGTCGCTCATCCTGGTTTTCACTACATCGAGCGAATTTTCTTGCGGGATTCCGACTCGGGTTCCGCATTGCGCTTCCGGACCGGGCGAGCAGGCTGCGCCGCCGCGGTGTGTTTGACGTCGATGTTCATAGCGTTGGCCTCTTTGACCGTCACGAGCCACGCGTAGGGAATCTTGCACGCGGCCACCGTGTCCTCGCGCAAACACCGCCGACAGATGGGCCGGGTGTACGCCGCCGACTTGGCCGCGCGCTTCCCCTGCGATATGTGCATGAACTTGGGGGGCTCGGCCAGGATACCGCACTCACGACACATGGCCACCTCCACCTCGTCCGAGCTGGGCATTAGCCGCTCGTACAGCGTGAGCGAGGTCCCGTGGCAGATCGAGTTGTCGCGCTCCATCTCGCCCCACCGCAGCCCGCCGTCGCGATTCCGCCCCTCGCGGGGCTGGCGTGTCAGCGTGTTGACCGGCCCGGTCGAGCGGGCGTGCACCTTGTCCCGGACCATGTGGCGGAGCTTCTGGTAGAAGCAAGTTCCGTAGAACGCCGTGAGCTGCATCTTGCGCCCGTCGGTCCCGCAATAGAACGTCTCTTCGCCCTGCGGGTCAAGCCCGTACTCCTTGAGCTGGTCCCCAATCCAGTTGACAAACGCGTCGGTCCGGTCGGGGTCCTTTTCGTCCGCGATGTACTCGCACGCCGAGAACGCCGACGCGTCAAACTGCTCGCCCTTTTGAGTGGCCAGCGTTCCCATCAGTGTCTCGATCAGGTGGCCGATGGTCATCCGCGAGGGCAGGGCGTGGGGGTTGATCAACACGTCTGGTATCTCGCCCGAAGCTGTAAAAGGCATGTCTTCGGGCGGGATGATGGCCCCTATCACGCCCTTTTGGCCGTATCTCGAGCAAAACTTGTCCCCAACTTCGGGCACCCGCCTGCACTGCGTCTGGACCCGGATCGCGCGGTCGTCGGTCGCCGTGGACGACACAAACACCTGGCTCACTGTCACCGTTTCGCGCTCGGCCTTGGCCGTCACTGAGCGGTCGCGGTACACCACTTCGCCGTCGGTCCCCGTCTTTTTGGCCGTCTTGGCCACAATCACGTCGCCCGCTTGCAGCCGAGCGCGGACGGGCACGATTCCGTCGACAGGGTCCACCTTGGAGTAGTCGGCGTCGAGCATCGCCCGACAACCCTCCGGGGGAGCCCCTATTGTTTCGTCGTCATGGCGGCGCTCCACCACCCGGACGGTCCGGGTCACGTGGCTGTGCATCCCACCGCGGTCAAAAAAGGCCCGGTTCCACACAAGCGCGTCCTCGACGTTGAACCCCTTGTACGGGAGCACCGCAATCATCACGTTGGTCCCCGAGGCGCTTCCGTATTGGATCTTGTCCATCATGGTACCCACTAGCGGCTTTTGCGGGTAAATCAGCGAGTCGAGTTTGGTGTCGGCGCGAAAGTCGGCGTTGGTCCGCACGGGGCCAACCGCCTGCTTGCCCATCGCTGATGAATACGTGTTGCGCGGGGCCTGGTTGAACTCAATAAACGGCCCCTTGTTGGCGGCCACCCCGAGCAGCTGGGTCGGGTGCAACACCGTGTGCGTGTACGTCCCTGGAGGTTTCTCGGCCACATCGGACAACCGGAGCGCCACCCTGGCGTTGATGGCCTCCTCGTCCTTGCACATGAGCTGAACCACGCCCTCGGTGAGCAAGGTGGTCCAGACCGCTGGCCCGTCCACCCCTTGCTCCGCCACGATCTCGTCGAACCGGTCGAGCTTGTCGGTACGGAGCAGCGGCCAGTAGTACATCCCTTCGTCGCCGACCACATGCAGCTCGCCCTTGTTCGACACGGCGTACTCGCCGGTGGTGCGGTAGATCGACACGTCGGGCGGGAGCGCCCCGGTCGACCGGGCATCGCGCAGAACCCGAAGCGCGTCGTCCGGGTCGCCAATCAGCGTTCCGAGCAGGTACCCGGACACAAACACCTTGGGCCCATGACCGAGTGAAGCCTTCGGGTTATCGCGCCCGCTCTGATCCACGATCCCGAGCTGGATCAACATACTCGACAACACGGTCGGTGAGTACCCTACCCGGATCCCCGCGGTGATGGCCATGTTCCGCATCAGCCCGCACGCCGCGCCCTCGGGGGTCTCGTACGGGCAGACCAGCCCGGCCTGGAGCAGGTGGATCTGGCGCGGGCGCGGATCCTTGCCCTGCGCCTGGTACTGGTTGACTACTCGCCGGACCATCGTGGCCCACGACATGGGCTCGGTCTGTGCCATTGGCTGCGCGATCCCCTCCAGATTGTTCCCGGTGCCCCGCGCCATTGAAAAGTTGCCCGTCGACAACGCGTACTGCAAGTGTGCCCCGATGTTCCCCTTGACGTGCTCGGACACGTTGCACAGCGGCGACCCGTGCTCCAAATCCTTGCGCATCGACGCCATGATCCGCCGCCGCGATTGGGTCCACTGCTTCCGGAACAGCTTGGCCAGGATCGGCCCGCACATCTCGCACCGCTTATGCACGTAGCTGTCGCGGTCGTTGACGTGTTGAAACCCGTAGTACGTCCGGATCAGCTGGCGCACGTACGTCGCGAAGCACGCCAGCTTCGCGGGCATGTCGGCGGCGTCGCACCCCTGGTTGGGCAGGAACTCCCCCGCGATGATCGAGTTGATGTGGCGGGCCTTGCGCTCAGCCGCCGCCCCCGAGGCCCCCTCGCCCAGCCGCTCGACCACGTCGTCGGCCCCAATCATCACCGCCGCCACGTCGGCCATCAGGATACCCCACACCTTGTTGGCGAACCACGGCGGATCGTCCTCCTCGCACAGCGTGTCCCGCATGTCGTCGACGCTGTGCATCCCTAGCAGCCGGTACATAGACACGATCGGAATTGGGGTTTCGATGTATGGGACCGACACGGTGACGCGCGGGACCAGGTGGCGCCGCGCCAGCGTTTCCTCGGGGATCTTGGGGACGTTGACCTCGAGGTAAATAAACAGCGTCGACGTGCTCCGAATCCGGCCGTAGTGGAACGACCGGTACTCGCACTGCAACCGGTTGGGGTCGCACTTGGTCACAAACGGAATATTATTCCCGATGTGCTCCTGCCCCACCATCACCTTGTCGGTTCCGCAAGGCAAAAACGTGCCCCCGCACTCGTTGAGGTCTTCCTCAATCGTCACCGGGTTGTGGCGCAACACGCAAAACTTGGAGTGCTTCATCACGGGCAGCCGGTCAAACTCCTTGTCGCGAAACACGATGTGCTCGGTGAGCTCGCCGTCAGTGTATACCAGGTACTCGAACGAGATCCACATCGAGCACTCGTACGACAGCCGCCGGAGGTGGCACTCACTCGGGGTGGTGGCCTCGTACCGCCCGGTGCTCCGCTCGCGGATCGAAGGCATCCCAAACGAGTGGCTCATGTACCGCACCTCGTGGCGCTCAGTCTTCCCACAGCGGGTAGTCTCGACCGCCATTGGGGTGTTCTCGCGCATGATCTGCCCAATCGACATCTCCATGAAGTTCTCGTACGACTCAATCTGGTGGCGCGCAAAGCCCTGGCGCCGGACGTACTCCGACACCAGCTCGCGCGCATCCTGATCAGAAGTCGAGGACATTGGATCGATCTGCGTCACTCTGAGAAAAAGTGACGCGTATCAATAGGCTCGACACTAGCCGCGTATTTAATAGTTAGGGTAGCAGATGCGAAGCGAGGATACGAGCGTTAGGTCAGCCATAGAGAGGTTGACGTAGGCCCCAGGAACGATCCGCCCTCCCACCGGACGGATCACGGAGAACCGCTCCAGGCAAGTGACCGTTATGATCTCATCCTCCTTGATGTCAAAACCTTGGCGGCGCGATTGACTCATCAGCGATCGCGGGATTTTGACGTCAATCTCGAGCGCTGACCGCTCCATGTCAAAGATGGGGCGGATTCTTTTGATGGTTACCCCAATGAGGTTGAGATCGTACCGACGGTCTCGAACAGAAACAGGCAACGGAACGTCTATCCTCGGGGGTGGCAAAGTTTCGGGGATGGGCGTCTCTTGTCGGGGTTGCGGAATTTCGTCCTCACCCTCGAGTTGGTACAAAAAGACGCGAGTGGCCCGGATTGGGTCGCGACAAAAGGGGCAGCGGCTCAATCGAATCAAGCAGTTTCCGCAACACCCGACGTGTACCCCCTCGCCACACAAAAACGCGTGCGTCACATCCCGCTCGGTGCAAATCGGGCACCGCATTCGAGTTGCGGCCGCGGTTTAAAAACCGTCTTTCTCAAAATTTAATAAAAAAATCAGAGCAGGTTACCAATCACTCGTTTGCGCTGGGGTGCAGCGCGATGTAGTCGGGAGTTGGGTCAATCACCCCACCCATATTTCCGTTTTCGCCGCCCATGTCCCCGGTGCAAATCACCACTGTATTCTTGTCGATCACACCGCGCTTGATCAGGCTGTGCACCACCTCGTGTGTGGCGCCGTGGATGTCGCTCATTGCCACTACGCGCTTCACTCTGGCATCGGGCTACGTGGCTCGGAGCGAGCAGTAGTGCAACGATTTGGGGGTGGTCTTGCCCTTCTTCAACTCTTCAGCGTAGGCCTCGGGGATGACCTTGCGCTCTTCCATCCTTCTACTCTTTCTCTCACTGCTCAACAAGTTAATGTAACGCAACACATAGGAATCAAAAGGCCATTTAATTGTCAATATATCCTTCGTCGTCGTAGTTTGGATGGTAAACGGGGTTGGGAATAGGAGGAGGAGGAGGAGGCCTCATATACTCTTCGAAGCGATATCGATTGCACGCGGCTATCGGAAAGAGAATGACACCAACATACGCAAAGCACAACACAAACAACGACACTGTAAAAGGGGCCAGCCCAATCGCAAGTGGGTATGATGACCCTTTGTTCAAAAACACCCGGATAAACGCACGATCCGCGTAGCACGAGATCCGGTCGCCCGCGTCAAACGGGATAGTCTTGTTGCACGCCGTCACGTTGCGCTCATCTGGATATGTCCATTGAAGCCACGTGACTGCGTCCGTGTACAGGCGGTGTTGAACCCACACCACGCAACAGTCGCCGTCCACCACCGTCACGTTTAAGACCACGCAGGTGACGTCCCCGAAGTCCTTCCGGGACTCTGTGTCCTTTTGGCTGGCATTCATAGTCTCGGACCCCCACACAATCCCCCAAATGGACAGACCGATCGCCAGGGCGCACCCGACAGCGCACCACGCGAGCTTAACCGAATGGCGCATGGTTGTGGCGTGCAAATCGTGTAATCAAATAAACGATTAATCGAGCACCCCTTCGCGCGCAAGCTCGGAGGCGCGACGAATCTCCTCGACAGTGGCCCCTTGCCCGGCTCTTACAAGCTGCTTGAGAAGTTCGTCCAGCTGAATCCGAGCTTTTTTCTTGCGCTCTGCCTTGCCCCCGATCTTGAGCGGCCTTTTTTTCTTGTTGCACCGGGAACACGGGCCGACCTTGGGCCGCCACCCGCCGCAATTTGCGCACACAATCTGCCCGTCCTCCCCCTCGCTGTCGGTCCACTCGACCACCTCGTCCTTGACCTCGGCCCTGCCCGCCGCCGCTGCCATAACTTGTCCGCTGGGGTTGTGATGACTTGCTCACGCCTCCCCCCCCTTCCCCATTTTAAAACACTGACTCATCATGTTAATTTGGGCTGAGTCATCGCTGTGTAACATCGAATCGGGGTTAACAGGGTCGGCCACGCCATGTTTGTCGCACGACGCCTTGAGCTTCGCCATTTCTATTGAATGTGGTTGTGGCTTGAAGTGGTTAACTACAACTTGCCCTGATCGGGGTTGTCAAGATGGGAATGATGATGGGCATCCAACAGGGCTTTGGCAAAAGTGTTTTGTTGAGAATAAATTTGACATGCGCCGATTCTTACCTTAACATGGGTTTTGGTGTCGATGAAAACTGGAAATGGCATCAATACTTATGCCACTGTGGCCGTCCCCATCCAAGATACAGGCATTTATAAATGTGTCATAGTCGTTGCAGAGCACGCCGACGATGTCTGAAAATGACTTTTCCAGTCCGTTCAGATCTTTTGGTGGGTCCTCAAAAACGTAGTTGCATGCAAAACTTGCCCTGTTATTATAGCACATGACACGACGAGCACCAAATGTTGTCATGGTTGCATCGAGTTTCTCACGCACACCCAGACCCACAGTATTTGTGATACCCCATGAGATGCGGGTTGGGGTAAAAAGTAATGCACGTAAAACTGAGCGTCACGTAAACCATTTCGTTTATGCAAATGTGTGCACTCTATCGAATTTGGTTGTGCCTTAAAGTGGTTAACTACAACTTGTTCTACTCAAACTAAAAATTGAAGCAATTAAATAATCAATTTACTGGCGTCGCACAATCGGGGGTGGGCCCTGGTGGGGCTTGAGGGCGGGCTCTTCATTTTTGGGGGCGGGGGCGGGGCCGATGGTCTCGAGTGTCACAAAGGCGGCCACCACCACGCCAAACGTGACGGCCCACATTGCAATCTTGGCAGGGTTCATGGCTTTTGGATGGTTATAGATACCAAATTTTAGCGCGCAAACCCGGTCGCCAGCTGGGCCATTTCCCAGTCGCGGTCATTGGCGGCCGTCAGTCGTTGCATCTGGATCTCGGCGCTGTACCGCCGGTTGACGGCGACGTTAGGCAAAAAACCCGTGTACACCACTTCGCGGGTGACCCCCTCTCGCAGGGACGGCGCGGTGGCGTGGGGTAACCG